CACACCAACAGATGCGGCTAATCCTACCATCATCTTCAAGAAGTCTTTACCAATCAGTGGGAATACCACCTTGAACTTCTCTTTACCAGTGACGGTAGCCATAGCCAATTCTCGACCACATAAGAGACCGACGAATACCCATGTTGTTGACATTGGAATATCATTGAGTTCTTTGAAGAAGAACAAGATCAACCAATAGACCGCATCAATAATGGTTGCAGATCTGACATATCTTGTATTGTGTTTTTCCAATACAATCTGTTGGATCTTACCACCACCTTCTCTGAACATATACCATAGTCCGAATACGAATACCGCACTAATGGCTACCATCAGATCAACTGGGATTTGTCTTGGTAAGAACACTGCAATGTTTGCAATGTCATGAGATAACCAAGTAAACCATAAGAACCCTGTTGTGACCCACTGACCAACACGCCAGTACATCTTGTGTTCTTCTTTGACTGGTTTAGCCTCGTCTAAGATACGACTTACCACAATCCAGATAACATACGCAGCGACAGCCGCAACCGCATATCCCATCATGGATTTCATTAACATCTTTTCTAGTACGAATGTAGATGCAAATGCAGATAAGACCAAGAATGATGTACTGACTGGTACACCAACCCTTGTAAGTATCAACAATAGTCCAGGCGCAGCCGCATGGTACCATTGTATCTCTTGGAATGGTATTTTATTTAAACGACCATATGATATGTCGCCTCCGTTCATATACCATCCATACCATAATGTATAGAGCAGTACGGCTGACGCAGCCGCCCACATGATTTTCCAATTCACTCTCTCATTGTTAGATGCAATCCATGTGCCGAGAGTTTGCACAGAATCGTTAGCAATAACTGAATAGGCTGCGAATAGAAATCCGACAGCCATCCAGAGAGTTACAAGTTCCATTGTAATTTGTCTCCTATTGTTAAATTACAGTGGTATGTATTATCCGTGAAAAATCTTTCTAGCGTTGTAGACATCTCGTGTTTCGATCATCTTATCGATCCATCCATCACGAGTTTCTTTGTACATAACAGGATGGAAATCATCCACATCCATTACGATACGAGTGTTAGAAACAGCCATTCCAGTGCGTTCTTCCCACATAACCGCATATGCGGCTAACTGCATAAAGTAGTTAGAGATCATTGATTTTTTCTTGGGACGACGTGACGTTTTCCAATCAACAATTGTAGGGACACCATCCCATTCGACGATTGCATCACACGTGCCTGCGAGTTTCAGATGATCACTATACAAAGGTGCTTCTGTCTTGAATACCTTTGTTACGTGTTTGTCAAGTAAAGGACGTAGGTTCTCTAGTGACTGCACCACATGGGGTAAATGACCTTCCTTATAGTCAGGATCATTATTAAGGTATTTTTCCACAATGTCATGCACTGCAGTACCACGTGTCGATGCACGAGAAGATATTTTGTTAGCCTCTTCCTCACCGACTCGTGCACGCCACTTTGCGATTGACTCTTCGTTAAGTATAGAGAGTACTGTTGTCACCGAAGGGTATGCATTACCTTCGGTTGTTAGGTAACGTCGACCATCAGGTGCGTCTGTCCGGTCGAGGTCATCATAACCCATATCAATTTGTTCATGTATAAAGTTCATACTTTTATCTTACTACGCCTTCCTGCATTTTTGTGAATTTGACTAAGTTTATTTTCCCATTCTGACCCAGCCTTTCTCATGGTGGATCCTTGTCTACTGGAAATAATCTTGATAGGTTTTATAACTTTTTCTAGTCCATACTCCTCACACATTTCTTCAAGTTCTTTCCATGAACATCTGACATCCCATTCATGTTTGTCATCTGAATCTACTTTTCTAACTGTATACGTGGGCACCTTGGTATCCTTTCCACCAATTGGGCGCTGGTCGACCCTTCTCCCATGTAGCGAAAGGTTTTGCAGCGTGATAATAGTTGTGGTAAGCCTTGACCGGATCCTCATCCATGCACATTGGGTATTGTCCCATTGCAAGTTTGAATGGTGTCAATCCACCCTTTGGAATGTTTTTAGGTGGTGTTTCGAGAAACCCTAGACGTTCACGTTCTACCTTACAGATCTTACCATATCTGTATGTATATTCCTTACAAAGTGCACGTAGGTGTTCCCAGTGCCATCTGTAGTTAGCCTCTGACTCCATAGTCCATATTGTACATGGGTGACGGAAGTGAACCGCTTTCATCAGAATGCGTTCTGCATCACCCTGCATTTCATAGTAAGGAACCATACGTTTACCAGACTTGGATAGACGTTTTGTTTTGACACCGTCCAGAATGCGAACCGCTGTCGACAACATTTGTGCAGATTCGGTAAACATTTTGACAACGTGTTTGTCACACATCATCTGTGCAGCGATGTCTGGGTTCTCATCTAGTATAAAGATATTCATAACAAAAAGTCCTCATGATTGATCATACACAAGTATACCAGACCATGAGGACTCTGTCAACCCCTAAAAGGAAATTAATCTAGCAAGCCAGGAAATGCTTCTTCGATTATAGGACGAGAGATCCCTTTGGGTTTGTTCTTATTGATCATATCGATCACTAGTTTTGCATCATTCGGGTGAATTGCTTCAAGTAGACCGATGAAGATTTGTTCTCGTTTATATGATGCCATATTATCGCCTGGCCCACCCTTTACGAAATACTTAAAATCTGTATTTCTCTTTTTGAGATTACTAGGTGGACTTTCCGGATTGTTTGGTGTATACGGTGGTTCACCATCTGGAATGTTCCATTCAATCTTTTCAGAGAACGATCCCAAGAGGATATCCCTAACCGCCCAGTGATCATTTTCTTTGAGAACACGAACCTTATCGTCTTTGTGACGTTGTTTTGCAGTTTTCTCTAGAATTTCATATACGTATTGCATCATTTTTTCGCCCTTAAGTGTTTTGAGTGTATCTTACAACCTATGAATTCGTTGTAGTATTTATCAGACAATAACACGTCATTTTCAAACTGTATTTTAGCCTCATAATATGAGCACTCACCCTTTGTTTTACACATTCTGAGTATTTCCCTTTTGTAGTTCTCAGAACCTTTTTCCTCAACTAGTTGTTGAACTTCCTTGTTAGATCCATAGTAGGTTTTCCAATCTGACTCTGCCCTTGTTCTCACTCGACGTTTTCGCGTCTTGGTGATCGGTAGTGTCTTTGGCTTCCAGAAGAATTTCTTTCCGATGTATTTTTTACCACTATCTAGTTCAGTGATACAGTATACAAACCCCTGATATTCTTCTGGTGGTTCACTAGGATCATAAATTTCGTTTTCATATAACCACGTCATGTGATTATATATTACTGTTTTAAGATCTCAAATGTCTCTTTCCAGTTCTTTACTGGAATGACAACTTGTCCTTTCTGAATTAGTGATTGTGAAATATCGTAGTCGTTACCACCCTTCTTAGTCTTGTCACCAAAGAATACGATCTCATCGTATTGGACAAAGTCTGGTAGGATCTGTGATTTACCGCAATGCGACTGGGTGATGTCCAGTCCGGTTTCCCCTGCAACTGTGGCTTTGATCTTATACTCTTTACCAAACAGTTGATTGAACTCTTTTGCGATAGTCTCGCGTTCGTTGTTTTCAGTATCCCACTTGACATACTTTTGACGTTGTTCTTGGGTGCACTTACGACCGACAATACTAAAGTTTAACATACCGTGACGTTCATCGAAGTGATTACCCGACTTTTCATCAAAACGACTTTCTTTCAGTTTATCTTCCAGAAAGTCCCATGGTATATCGTCCAACTTCCACTTACTGGTGTATGTGTTTTCTGTACCTTCCCAAACATCATTACCACTGCAGTTATAGACCCTTCTGCACTTATTGTACAAGAAGGATCCAATCTGTTCCACAGTCTTAGGTTTGTCGCTACCAGTGACTAGGTATACATTGTGTTTGTCACAAAATTTGATAAAGAACGATTGAAAATCATCATCCATTTCACCACGACTAGGTGTCAACGTTCCGTCGACATCAAACAAATATGCTTTATTCTTCTTCAAGTTCCCAAAGAGCCTCTTCACCCATTATTTGAATTTCAATATGTTTACTTCCACATATTGGACAAAACTCTGGCATTCCATCACCAGTATATATCAAACTTTCTGAGTCACACTCATGACACGTGATCTTATACTCTCTCATTAAAAGTCTATCTCACACGCACCACCAGCACAAGCCGCCGCACCCAGTGTATCAACATCTGTGTATTTCTTCTCAGTGAGATCACCACTCCAATTGACAGTTTTTAGATGTTTCTGGATCTTGTTCCACTTGTGCAGTAGATAAGAATCTTTGAGACAATACTCAGCCTTTTTCAGATCCCCTTGTGTATAGTTTTCTGCAAACTGTTGGAAACGACGTACCCAGTTTTTCTTTGCGTTGGTTGCGGTATCATCAAGTGTCAATGGTTCACCAAAACCTTGTGCGGTTGCACATGCGTCCCAGAGATTAGGGAATACAGACAAACCATCGACTACCATACCGGACGCAAAGATTGCGGCTGTGTCATATTCTTTGACCATGGTTTGTGCGTCAATGACTGCAGTGTTTGGTGCTTGATTAAAGTCTTTGTCACCACTCATTGATAGGAAAGAGATTCCTGCAAATGAGTGACGATTACTGAACACATACTTTTCTACCTCATCCCAGTCATCGACCAGAATGGTGTTGGATACGTTGTGACGCACACCCTCATCTGCACACAACTCTTTATTAGTACCGGACTCTACCCAACCACGTTGTGCTTTTGCGACCAGTTCCAAGTGTTTCACACCAAGTAGTTCATCCTTGATAATAGAACCCTTCTTTGGTATAATTGGGAATGATACGACCACATCAGTACCACCGGATGACCATACAGATTCTTCAACCATGTATGGGTTAGATTTGATAATAGCCTGTGTGATCTCAGACTCTTTATTCATCTGAACATTACGTATATACATACCAGAATGCTCAGCGTGAATACCGCTAGCAGTTTGAAGAAGAACCGAAGCATTTCCGCTTGGTTTGACACACGTTGTTCTAGCCGCTGGATTGATTCCGATAATTCCAGCAACTTCTCTGTTAACTTTTTTGACAATTTCTGCGCCTTTTTGTAGGATCTTTTCATCGAACAGTATGTCAGGATTATTCATCCATCCAGTAATCGAAACACCCAATAGCGCCTCACGGTCGAAGATCTCTTTTGTAGTTTTATTTAAGTATTTGAAATCTGTGTAGCCCGCTTGGAGTGTTCCAAGGATAGCCGCTGCGCGACACGCCCTTTCGAAATTGTCCCAGTCAGTACACATACCACCATTTATCTCAGTAAGGTTACACCCCTGCCAGCCGGACTTACCGTTGATCTGAGGGAACATACCGATTTCTACACATGGGTTGGTTGTGTGTTCGGTTGATTCGACGAATACGAAGCCAGGCTCACCGAACTGTTTGACTGACTCCATGATCTTACCAAATTGTGCAGCAGATGTCTCATTACGGACAATTACTGCAGAGTTGTTAGAACGTGCACGTTGAGGATGATCGACAAACCAGTTACCTGTTTTTGCAGTCATCATTTCTTCATCGTCTGGTGAGAATAGACAGATAGTCGCAGAACGACGAACACCACCAGAAAGAACTGCATCCGCAGCGTGCATAGAAATATCATATGCATTGATTGGTTTGATATCGATTGGTTCTCTTGCATCAATGACCAGACTTTGAAGTAACATCTCAATCTTGTCAAGTGAACGACGCAACCCCTCAGGGCCAGGCGCTTTGAAACCACCGGAGATCTTAGATCCCTTTGGTCTGATTTGAGTGAGGTCAAAGAATACACGACGACCTTCAAACTCAGGGTGAGTACCCCCACCAACAAAGTATGAGGACATCAGGACGTTAAGTGCATCTGCCCATCCTTCGATACAATCTTCTACAACATACCCTTTAGCCTGTTTGGTACGTGCAGTGATTTTTGGTAACTTGGCGATATGGTGTTTCTGTACAGAGAACCCTGCCCCTGCACCACACAACAAGATGTAAAACAGTTCACCAAAGAACTCTGGTCTATCGACATATGATGATGTACAATTGTACATTCGCATCTGGTGTTTCATTAATTGTTCACCACCGAACTGTAGAGCACGTTGTGCACCAAGAACACGTTGTTCTTTGTATGCGGATCTCGCTTCCTCTAAGTATGGGGTTAACTGTTCTGCTACGTTTTCGTAGTGATACTCGTGCATCTTAATTACACGGTCGACGGACTCTGACCAAGACTCGTAACGTCCTTCACCATCTATGTAACGCGAATACGCCTCATAGAACTTGGTTTCAGACAAAAACTTCCTAGTGTCAACACTTGCTGTTGCCATTAAATACCTCTTAATTTCTGATTTTCGTTGGAACTATTATATAGTATTTTTTAAGGTTTGTAAAGACCTTTTTTAAAAATATTTTTCCAACATTTCGATGCGGTCATCTGCGGCTGCCATTTTATCAAGTTCTTCTTGAATAGCCTCTACAATATCGCTGTGTTCACCAATACCGACACTCTGGTTCATATAAACCATGATGTTGGTTTTTGCACGTTCTAGTTCACCTTCGGCATGCATACGTGACGCTTTGATTAATTGATCTTTCATCTAACAATCACACTCTTTACATTTACAATCTTCACAAGTACACTCTTTATTTTGACAC